TACCATCACCAGTTTTATCAAGATTCTTTTTTTGTTTGTCTGTTAGTTTTTTCATTTTAAGAGTAACCTCCACCTGCTGCTTTGTATTCTCTTACAAGCTGTCCGCTTGCGTAAGCACTAGGCCATTTTTTGACCCTTGCTTTTACTTTAGCTTTTATTCTTGCGTAAAGTTTTGGGTTTGTAGGTTTAGCCATTACCCGAATACGTTAGAACCTGCTAAACGTGCTTTTACATTTTCTGTATAAGATACGTCTTTCTCCCAACGAGGATCAGACATAGCAGTTACTACTTCTGCTGTAGACCTAAATGGTGTAGGTCCACTTGCCGAAGCACGACCTGAGTAAAGACTTGGTTCAATTCCCATAGCATTATTGTATTGTGAATAGATACCTTGAACAGCCAACTTAATAGCAGGGCCATCTCCTGTATCAGTTAACTTGTTAAAGGCTTGGACTTCTTCAGCAGGTAGATTTTCTATAGCCCAAGAAACCATTTGACCATAGCTTTCATCTCCACCTACTGAGTCTTTGATACCTTGTGCATCTACTTCACCTGCCATGCCAGCATTACGAAGACCATCTAAATAGGTATCAACAATTTGTTTTGAGAAGCCAGCTTCACTTAGCTTGCTGTAATCATCTTCAGTAATTTCATCATTCTCTGCAAAGCGATTTGATATATCTACTGGATCAATACCAACTTCTTCTAGTACCGAAGCAAGACCATCTCCATAAAACTCTTCTGCATCAAATTCAGAATCGTTAGTTTCTGTTTCTTGTTCTTCTGTCTCTTCTTCTGCTACTCCTTCTGGTTCTTCTCTGGTTTGATCTATAGCACCAAGCTTACCTTCGAGTTCTTTGTAGCTTCCTACAAGATCTTCTACAGTTTTAAATTTACCTGCATACAGGCCATTCTCATCTTTTAAACCTTCCAAGTCTGAAGAAGACATTGGTGGTGTCTCTGAAACATTTACTTGTGATGAAGTCATAGTGGTTTTCTTTTAACTATAGTGAATTGTACTGCCATGTCTAGTAATAACATCACCAGACTTTTCGGGTACAGGGTTTTCTTCGTTAACACCTAGTTCGCTAACGATAGCTTTTTCAGAGACAAACTTTCCGTCTTCATCTCTTTTTCTAGACTTTTTAGTTGGCATCTTGAGGTTCCTCCGTTGGTAATTTTTGTGAAGCATCAGCTAATTTTTTGGGATCAACTAATGGTGAGCCTAAAGCAGCAGGTCCAAGACTTTGAATAAGCTGCTGTTGTTGTGCAGCTTCTTGTTCTGCTTGGATTTGTTCTTGTGTTTTTACTAGGTTAGCAGTATCTATACCGATACTGGTAGCTAGTCTTTTAACCGCTTCATCTACATTGACGTATTGTCTCATTACATCTGGTCCTAATGCTTGAGCTACAGTTCCTATAAACTCTATTAGTTTGTTTCTATCATTACCTCTACCAAGTCCTTGAAGTCCTGTCACTATCTTGGGTTTGACCAGTTCATCAGGCAGCTTGGGAACTTTGCCCTGTCTTACCAACAAGTGCATACGTCTTCTTAGATATGGCAGTTGAAACTCTTGGGTCAAGATACTATAGATACCACCAAGACTATTCTCTAGTTCTTGTGCCATAAGATTTATCTCGGCTGCTGTCACTCTTTCTGCGTCACGTTGTACTGATCTTGCCATCAAGAAAGCAAACTCAAGTCTTGCTTCTATTCTTTGTATTGCACTAAAAGCAACAGAAAAGTCTGCACTTTTACCAACTTGCATGACAGAAATATCTGCTGCTGTACCTTCTCTTACTGCTCCATTCGGTGCTTTGCTAATAGTCGCTGCCCTTGTAACCCCATTTGGATTGACCAAAAAAAGCGTCTTCGCACTAGCAGCAGCACCTTCGATTATTGCTTGCATCAGAGACTCAAGACTAATCAAGTCACCACGATACTCTTCAACATAACCTCTACCATAATCTTCACCATCAACCCTAATAAATCTAAGAGGTAGCCAAGGTGTTACATCTACTCTTGATCTGCCATCTGTGTTTGGTATCTTCTCTCCTTTACATTCTTGAAACCAAAAGACATCATCATTAATCCTTTTTATATGTGTATATATATCAAGGTCATCTGTCATTGTCTTAGCGTCATAGTTCTCTTTCTTTTTAATCTGTTCTAAAAAGGCAGCAGGTAAAGCTTGTGGGTGTATTGTTTCTTTAGTTAGTATTTCTAATACATTACCTACTTCGTCACGCTTACAAACAAACTTAGATAATGGAAATACTTTAAGACCTGCATCTGTTAGATATAACAAGACATTACCTGATACTACTAGATGTTTGATAGCTTCAAACATAGCAACCCTATCGTTAGATATTTCTATCTGATTCATCAAAGCATTTTCTATTGTGCGTAGTCCTTTATCTATTTCACTCTGCATCTGTTCTTGCCCTTGTTTTCTTATTTCAAGAGCATCTATTTCTAATTTAAAAAATGATGTGCTTGGAGGAAGCAAAGTCATTAATAATTTATTTGACAAGCTGTTCACACCACGACTACCAGTAGCTTGGAAAGGTGTTTTAATTCTTGCCCTTGTACCAGTTGTTTGTTCTGGTATTAAGCTAGGTATCGTTAGCTTTGAAGATTCTTTTGCTTCTCTATCGTAGACAGACCTACTACTAACAAGTGCTTCATACCTACCTGCTGCGGTTGTGCCTTGTGCCGAGTATTCCATATTAAGTTGGGTAGTTTAAATCTCCACCTTTTTGGTTATCAAGCAATGGTATCTGTAAAGATTTAGTTCCCATTTTTCTACCTATAGCAACTTTTGTATCAGCAGCTTGTTTCTTTTTTTGTTTACCAACAACTACTGCATCAGCAGTTTCTTCTATAGGAGAATCAACTGGTTCGGGTGCAGGTGCAGGTGGGGGTGATGGTCGTGATCCAAAACACATGGCAGGTGTATATTATTTTTTTCTTATACTAGCATGAACTAAATTAAAGTCTTCTTTTTAGTTTGCGTTAGCTTTTGTGCTGTAGCAATAGTTGGATTAGAAAAGTTTTTAGTCTCTTTTTGTTTTGCAATCTTAAGTGAGTCTGCTGTTTCAGTTTTTTTCTTTTTCTTTTCTAAACCTTCTTGTTCGCCTGTAATTACAACAGGGTCATTCTTACTTTCATATTTTGCAACTCTAGGTTGTTGAGGACTACCACCACCAAAACACATAGCTAGTTCTCCAATACTCTATTAGTTAACATAGTTTCTTTTTGTCTAAGTTGCTGTTCGATTAGATAGTCAACAACAGACCTCTGCCCTGCACGATACCACACTTCTCGATCTGAAAGCGATAGGTCTGGGTGTCTGTTAGGAAACACAGCATCTAAAGCTTGTATAAGTTCGTCAGTAATTACTGGTAAAGACACAAAAATTAAAGAGCTATCTCTATATTATATGTTAGTCTATAGATAGCAAGGAGTGGTTACCTTGTTGCAACGCTAAGAAAACCTCAAGGGTGTGGTTCCTCTTGGGGTTTTCTTTATGGGTTCCAAAGTTTTACTTCACCTGTATTGTAATCATAATCTCCCTCTCGCAGTATTCTTGTTAGTCTTGCGTTCAAGATAGCATCAGCAATCGTGTAACCTTTCTTAGTATATGTCTCCTGTACCTTAGACCATAGTGCTTCTTTAGTATCAGGTGTATTGGCTAGAGTCTTTGAAGCAGTAACCATACCCATACCTTTGATACCTAATATCCCATCACCAGCATCACCAGCTAACGACATCTCAAACCAATGCCTGTCTGCTTTCTTGTTTGTGATATGTTCTATCGAATCATCAGCTATAAGTTTGCATGGTAGTGTTCTCATATCTTTATCAACTGAAACTATTATAGGGTCTTTGTATCTGCCATTGGTAGCAAGCAAACCAAGTACGTCATCACCTTCTAAGTTTTCATAAGATATACTTTCATATTTTTCTTTTACTTTTTCTATAACATTTCTAAATGCTAGTGGTTTTCTTCTACCTATTCTATTGATCTTGTACTCAGGAAATATCTCATGTCTAAATGTAGGGTAAGAAGTAAAGCACATAACTATGTCATGCTTACCACTAGCAATAGTTCTATATACATCTAGTCTATTGTCTATCATGTTTAGACAATTTCTTGCATCACTTGTAAGTTGGTGTTGCCATTCATTCCAACGTGTATCTTCTTCGCAAGCACAACAAGAAGAATACACCAACCAATCAGCATCAATAAGTAAAGTCATAGCTAAATAAAATCCTCATAGACAACGAGCCGACCTGTCTTCTGGTCGTACAATAATTTATCTACTTCTCCTGTCATACCAGTATGTCTAGACTTTAGTACCTTTAGCTGTAGTCTTTGCCTTTCGCTTTCATCTCCTGTCTGATTTCTAGAGGCTGAAAGTACAACGTCACTTAGTTGAAGTAGAGAGTGGCTACCTCTCAAGTCTGAAGTATCAACCTCTCTGCCCGACTCATGTGATTGTCCTTGTGGTCTGCGTAAATGGCTGACCAATACAATAGCTATACCAGTTGCTTCACTCAAACTTCTAAGCTTGGTCATTATTATATCTATTGCTTTGCGTTCATTATCTAGTTCAAGACCAGACAAGACTATGCTTATGTGATCTAGTATGACTACCTTTACTCCATCAACAGTAGCTAAATATCTTATCTGTTCTAGTAATACATCAGGCTCAAGACTACCGAAATGGTTGTATAAAAAAAGATTGCGTGTTGATGTGAGGTTATCAAACGCAATCCGCAGATCATCTTTAGTTATGCCATCTTCATTTAAGTGCAAAGGAATGTTCAAGTCAATACCTACAAGACCTTGAAGAGTTCTTTGTACTGATTCTTCTAACCCAATGTATCCAACTTTAAGTTTTCTTTTTAAGAAGTGGTGGCATAGTTCTCTGCATATTGTGGACTTACCAGCACCACTAGCACTAGCTACTGTAAAGATCTGACTAGGAAACAAACCTCTCGTGTATTCGTTTAGCTTTGGGTATGGAAAGTCTGATACAGGTTTACTTGTTTCTTTGGTAAACAAATCCCAAGCGTCTGCTGCATTTATAAGAGAGTCAGGTCTTACTGGTCTAGCTTTCCATAGTCTATCTTTGACTAACTCACTTTCTCCTGATACAAGATGATCGTTTATATCATTACGATCTAGTCTAGCTATAGCTGCCTTACCTCTTGGCAAAACCTCCATACATTTCTCTGCTGCTTTTTTTCCTGCCTCATCATTGTCAAAGCAGATAACGATACGACAAAAACTATCAAGCCATTTGTAGTTTGCTGCTAGATACTTGGCTGCTGACTGCACTCCTGATGGTATAGACACACAAGGAAACTTATTACCCTGTATCTGACTAGCACTCATGCAATCAATCTCTCCTTCGC